CAAATGGAAACGTAGTATTTTCAAACACAGCAGTCAAAGGTTCTAACTGTATTCAACACAGAGGGGGAAGTGGAATCATTACACTGAGAGGTTTAACCAATCAGTGTAAAGCTAGATTCTTCGTGGACTTTTCTGGTAATATCGCAATTCCAACGGGCGGTACTGTCGGAGCTATTTCTCTGGCTATTGCAATCTCTGGCGAACCTGTATTATCTTCACAGATGATTTCCACACCGGCAGCAGTAGACCAGTATAATAATGTGTCCTCTGGCATTTATATTGATGTACCTCGTGGATGTTGCGTTAACATCGCAGTAGAGAATACAAGCGATCAGGCTGTTTCTGTTGCGAACGCAAACATTGTCGTGACTAGAGAAGCGTAGGAGGTGTGATTATGAGAGATATTAAAGACTTATGCGCAAGAATCGAAGACGAGCTGTCCAAAATCGCTGATAATGGACTGACCACCGGAAATCTGGAAATGACATACAAACTGATTGATATGTACAAAGATATCAAGAACACTCAATACTGGGACAAGAAAGTAGAATACTACAACACTGTCCTTGATGAAATGCGTGGCGGATACAATGACGATTACAGCGAGCGCGGAAGAAAACGTGACAGCATGGGGAGATACAGCGCAAATGATGGCAGAATGATGCCGGATTACGACAGGGGCAATTCTTATGCCAGACGTGGTGAACATTATGTCAGAGGGCATTACAGTCGTTCTGACGGACGAGATGCTTATGACGACTACATGACGCAGAAGCAAAGCTATCGTTCCGGCAAGTCTGAAGACTGCAAGAGGAAGATGCTTGCCGCTCTGGAAGAACATCTGGACGAACTTACAACAGAAATGAGCGATATGTCCAAGGATGCAGAGTGCCGGGAGGAACGTGATCTTGTCAAGAGATACGTGGAAAAACTTCGCGATATGCTCTAAAAACGCAAAAAGTGGTAGAGAGGTAGTTAAAATAAATCTGTTATAATGTAATTGTGCAGTGGAAAGCACAGTGGTTGGTTTGACATTTTCATTTTATCCTCCTTTCTTTAACTAAATAGCTGGTACGCACGCTTTGATGGAAAGTTTTAAACAGGTTCGAATCCTGTCGTGTGTATTTGCCGTCTGGCACGCAAGATGGCATACCTTCTTGATTAAGGTTTTTGTTATTCATACTTTTCTTTAAAAAAAGAAATAAATATCCAAAACAACTCGTGGCAGGCATAACACGTAAAATACCTTGCTAACCCGGGGATCCGGGTTATGTGGAATGTACGTTAATGGTAGACTGACAGGGTCGCGCCCTGGGCTCCGGTTCGATTCTGGGCGTTCTGCTTTGATTTGGTTAAAATTATGCTGTTTGTTTGCAGGCGGTCTATGATTTGGCTGAATCACAACATCATGATGCTGTAAAGGTTATGTCTTATCCTGTAGACTAATATTTAGTTCAAAAAAGGCACTTCAATGTGGCTTCGCCAAGTGGTAAGGCACCGGGCTTTGACCCCGGGAGAGGAATACTCATTCATTGGTTCGAATCCAATAGCCACAGTTACCTTGCCAGTGGTCTAACTGGCTTAATCCATTTACCTGCGGCGGCAGGTCAATAAACACGACCAGGAGGATATATATGCAGAAACTTATTGACACATTAAAATCATTTGGAATTGAAATCCCGGAGGACAAACAGGCAGATGTTAAGAAAGCACTCTCTGAACATTATAAGAATGCCAAAGAAGTAGCAAAAACCCTGTCGAAAGTCGAGGGTGAACGCGATGACTGGAAAGAACGTGCTGAGACAGCAGAAGAAACCTTAAAAAGCTTTGACGGTATCGACCCGGCAAATGTTAAGACCGAGTTAGAGACTTGGAAACAGAAAGCGGCAGATGCAGAGAAAGAATTTAATGCAAAGATCTATGACCGTGATTTCTCAGATGCTCTGAAAGCGGCACTCGACGATGTTAAATTTTCCAGTGAGGCGGCAAAGAAATCTGTTATGGCAGACATTAAAGAAGCCGGATTGAAGCTGAAAGACGGTAAAATCCTTGGGCTGAATGATCTGATTGAGCAGATGAAGCAGTCTGACGCATCTGCTTTTGTAGATGAATCTCAACAACAGGCTCAGCAGAATCAGGCAAGGTTTACTACTCATGTTGGGCAGCAGCAGACACCGGGAAGTATGACTAAGAAAGATATCGAAGCAATCAAAGACCCGTCCGAGAGACAGGCTGCAATTGCTCAGAATATCCAGTTATTCCAGTGATTTTTTTACACCGACTATACACCAGAGTATAGCCGCTAACCCAATACCTTAAAAATTATGGGCAGAAAGGATTTTTTATGGCAGCAAAAACTAATCTTATTATGAGTAATGATATTCAGGTCACAGCACGTGAGATTGATTTTGTGACCAGGTTCGAAAGAAACTGGCAGCACTTACGTGACATTCTGGGTATTATGAGACCTATCAAAAAACAGCCGGGTGCTGTACTTAAGTCCAAGTACGCAGAGGGTACATTACAGAATGGAAATGTTGGTGAGGGTGAGGAAATCCCTTACAGTAAATTCACTGTAAAAGAAAAAACTTATGCGGAAATGACCATTGAGAAATACGCAAAGGCTGTATCTATCGAAGCAATCAAGGATCACGGTTATGAGAACGCTGTTCAGATGACTGACGATGAGTTCCTTTTCCAGCTTCAGACTGATGTTACCGGCAGATTCTATGACTATCTGAAAACCGGTACACTTACTTCCACAGAAACAACATTCCAGATGGCTCTGGCAATGGCTAAGGGTCGTGTAGAGAACAAATTCAAGCAGATGCACAGAAATGTGACTGGCGTTGTTGGATTTGTCAACATTCTGGATGTATATGAATATCTCGGCGCGGCTGAGATTACTATTCAGAATCAGTTCGGATTCCAGTACATGAAAGACTTTATGGGATTTAATACAATCTTCCTGTTATCTGACAGCGAGATTCCAAGAGGGCAGGTTATCGCTACTCCTGTCGAGAACATCGTTCTGTACTATGTTGACCCGAACGAATCTGACTTCGCAAGAGCAGGTCTTGTATACACCGTATCTGGTGAGACAAACCTGATCGGATTCCATACGCAGGGCAACTACCACACAGCAGTGTCCGAAGCGTTTGCGGTCATGGGACTTACTCTTTTTGCAGAGTACATTGATGCAATCGCAGTAATCACCATTGATGAAACACCAACACTTGGCACTTTGACAGTAACATCTGCGGCTGGAACAGCAAGTGGCGATACAAAAATCACTGTAAATCCGGCTAAGGAAAATGCCAACAACGTATATAAATACAAAGTTGCAGCAGAAGCAGTAACTGTCGGATATGGACAGAATCTCAGAAACTGGGCTACTTGGGACGGAAAGGCTGATATTAAGGCGGCAACCGGACAGAAGATTACGGTGGTTGAGTGTGACGGAACATATAAAGCACTGAATGCCGGAAGTGCAAGCGTAACAGCAAAATGATAAGGAGCAGCTATGGAAAGCGATATGAAAGATTTTAAAGAAGCTATGGAAACAGCGGTTGAATGGTTTAAGAAAAACTGCAATCCGCACCAGAAAATCATTATTTCTGATGATGGTGTAGAACTGGTTTCAGGGGAAATGGGTTTTCCTGTAGAACCAGTAGACTGATCAGGAGGTAACTGGCATGGCTTATGCAGATTATGAATTTTACACAACTTCATATTTCGGTTCAGTTGTGCCAGAAACCGAATTTCCACGGTTAGCAGAAAGAGCCAGTGGTTTTGTGGACACAATGACATTTGACAGGTTGGTGGACGGACTGCCAAAAAATGAACGCTCACAGAAGCGTATCAAAAAGGCGGTCTGTTCATTGGCTGAATTAATGTATCAGTTGGAACTTGCAGAAAAAAATGCAACTTCCTACGCCACCATGAACGGCTCATCTGTATCAACCAGACCTGGTGAATATGGCTTAATAGCAGATGGTGATGGAAACATTCAGCTAGTAAGAGGGGCGTCGGCAGAAAATAGCAAGGTAAATGCTCAACTTGTATCAGATGCAAATGGTAATGTTCAGCTGATAAACGCCAAGGAAGATTCTGGTGATAAAAACACCGGAATCGTAACCTCTATAAGTTCCGGCAGCGAATCCATCTCTTACGCCACACCTCAGCAGATTGGAGCAAGTGCAAAGGAATGGAGCGCAGTGTATGCCGCCGCCGGAGATGTACAGAAAACGAATGACTTACTTCTTAAGACAGCTTTGCCGCTTCTGATGGGGGTAAGGACAGATGAAGGGATACCGATTTTATATGCAGGAATGTAATATTAATGTTCTCGGAACGGTTTACAAAATCATTCCGAAAGAACTTAAAAATGCAGATATTGATGGCTACACAGACAATACATCAAAAGAAATTGTTATCAGAACAGACAATGCAAATAACGTTGGCGATTTTGATTCCTTGCAGAAAAAGCAGTTGAGACATGAAATTATTCATGCGTTCTTGTCGGAAAGCGGATTGCAGTGCAACTGGCAACATACAGAGCAGTTCGGACATGACGAAACTACGGTTGACTGGTTTGCTATTCAGTCACCGAAAATTTTTAAAGTATTCAATGAACTTAAATTAATGTGAGGTGATAAATAATGGACATTACAACATTAGGCTCATGTATAGCAATCGTTATGATCTGTTACATCGTAGGAATGGGCTGTAAAGCATCAAAAAGAATCTCTGATGAATGGATTCCAGTAATTATGGCGATTATTGGTGGAATTCTCGGAGCAGTCGGAATGGGAATTATCCCGGATTTCCCGGCAACGGATTATATCACGGCAGTTGCAGTTGGTATGTTTAATGGACTGTCGGCCACTGGCGTGAATCAGGTTATTAAGCAGACAGTGCAGAAATAATAATTGAAAGGCACATGTCGTGAGACAGCAGTAAGTCCTTTTCCTAAAAGGAGATGGATTTATTATGCCAAGACCAACAAGAAATTTAACGAATCAAAGATTTGGAAGACTTATAGCCATTGAGAAAGTTAATAAAACAGGACAATCTCAGTGGCTTTGCAAATGTGATTGCGGAAACGAAGTGATTGTGGCTTCAAATAATTTAATTCGCAAAAATACGCTTAGTTGCGGCTGTTATCAAAAAGATAGAGTGTCGGAAGCTAAGAAAATTCATGGAGATAGAAACACACGTTTATACACTATATGGGTAGATATGCGTAGACGCTGTTCCTATATTGGAGATCCATCTTATAAAAACTATGGTGGCAGGGGCATTTCTGTTTGTGAAGAATGGGAAAAGTCATTCCTTGATTTTAAGGAATGGGCATTAGGAAATGGATATGCTAAAAATCTTACTATAGATAGAGTAAACGTGAATGGAAATTATTGTCCTGAAAATTGTAGATGGGCAACTTTGAAACAGCAAGCCAATAATAAAAGAGACAATGTCTATATTACTGTAAGTGGAGAAACGCATACATTAACAGAATGGAGTGAAATAACCGGGATTTCCTATAACACTATAACTAAGAGAAGATATCGTGGTTGGAGCGATGCGGATGCAGTTTCAACTCCCGTAAATGCGAGGTGAGATATATCTATAGCAAAATTATAACACTTTTCAATTATTACGAATCAGCCACGACAGGAGATGCGTACTGGTATCCTCATGTTTTATCCGGCGTTGACCTCGTTACCGACAAAGGAGCAATCCTTAAAAAGTACGGGCCAGACGCAACAGACAACGCACAGTTGCACGTACGCTATACCGCCCAGAATGGCGATATAACAATTATTGACAAGGATGTCAAGATTCTCCCATGGGTACCGCCTAAGGAGTGGAAAAGACAGATTAACAACGCTCTGGAGGATACGATTACATTCTCAGATGAATCGTTTTTCTGGGAGGGTGAGTGGACTGGTGGAACGATAACTGACAGTGATTATCGAAATGGATTCTATCAGTACATGAATGAGAATAAGGATAACGTGTTCAAGATTACCAGTGTAGGCGGTCCGTATACACTGATTCCACATTTTGAGATTCTGGGTAAGTAATATGAGTAAAATTCATCATTTCAAAGGTTTTTCCGTAGTTGATGGAGATATGAAAATTAAACTGAATATGGATAGATTCTCCAGACAGTATCAAGAAGCGCAGTATCTACTTGATGGAATGGTCATGGACAGTATGGTTCCGTTCATGCCGATGATTACAGGGGACTTTATCAACCGAACAAGAGTTGAGAGTACATCCTTGCAAGGAACTGGGAAAGTATGCGCAGCGGCGGCACCTTATGGACGTTTTTTGTACGAAGGAAAAGGAATGGTTGATGAAGCAACTGGAAGTCCCTACGCAAGACGTGGAGCAAAGAAAGTCCTCGTCAGCCAGTTCTCTGGACAGACAGCAGCTAAGGAAAACCTTGAGTATACTAAACAGGCGCACCCACGGGCACAGGCAAAATGGTTTGATGCCGCTAAACGACAATACGGTAGCACATGGATTCGCAAAGTAAAAGCACAAGCAGGAGGTGGACGACATGGCAGATAAGCCAATTGGCAAAGATGCAACAGGATATGAAATTTTGACAGACGCCATGAAGGCACTTCTGAACCAGTATCCCGGGCTATACGAAAATGAAACAATCAAATTTGAGGAACTCGGCAAAGAATCCGGAATCGCTTTCTCAGCAGACAACGGAGCTTTGATCTATTCAGAAAAGGAAGATGTATGTGGAGTAATGCATCAGGTATGCCAGTACCCGTTTTATGTGGTTTACCGCACAGCATCCGATAAGGAACGGCAGAAGTTATCTGTTCAGAAGTTTCTGGACAGTCTCGGTAAATGGATATGCCGGGAACCAGTTGTCATAAACGACGCTGAGACACGCTTATCTGCTTTTCCAGAGCTTTCACAAGGAAGAGTAATAAAACGTATCACTCGTGATAATTCCTACGGATTAGAGCCGCAGGAGAGCGGCATACAGGACTGGTTATTGCCATTATCGGTACGCTACGAAAACACTTATGAAGTAATATAACGTAACAACCGGCTATCAATTAGAGATAGTCGCTAACCTACACAGCCTTTTAAAAATGATAGGCAGAAAGGACATTTCTATGCCAGTAACAGGAAAAATTGATCGTAAATATATGGCTCATTACATTGATTCTGGTTCTCTTTGTGGAGGACTGACACCAAAATATGAGCGTCTTGGAAAAGATCTGGAAGAGTACAATATTGACCTCAATCCGGATACTGAAACATCTAAAAACATTCTCGGAGAATCCACATTCAAACATAACGGCTACGAAGCTTCTTCTGACGCTGATCCGTTCTATGCAGATACCACATCAGACCTGTTTGAAAAGCTTCAACAGATCGTTGACGAACGTCTTAAAGACGATAATTTGAAAACAAGTGCAGTTGAAGTACACCTCTGGAAAGAAGCAACAGCCGGTAAATACGAAGCATACAAGCAGGATTGCCATGTTGTGCCGACATCCTACGGCGGTGATACATCCGGTTATCAGATTCCATTCACAGTTAATTACGTTGGAGAACGTGTCAAAGGTAAATTTGATATTACTTCCGGCTCATTCACAGCTGACAGCGAATAATTCTTAGGAGGGCGTAGAAAATGGCAAAGACAATTAACACAAATATTGATGATGGATTTCTTCTTTTCACATTCACGAACAAACAGGGTGAAGTGTTCTCTTCATTCAAGCTGAACCCTACTGACATTAACATTGCAGCAAGAGCGGAAGAATTGGAAACTTTCTTTGAACAGGCTCAGGAATCTGTTAAAAATGTTTCTTCCAGCAAAGAGATGGCGGAGATTAATAAACAGATTGAGGACAAAATCAATTATATGCTCGGATACGAAGCATCTAAGGATTTATTTAAAGAACCAATTACCGCAACAACTGTTTTCGGAAATGGTCAGGTGTTTGCCTATATCGTTCTGGACAAAATCAATGAAGCACTTACTCCGGAAATTGAAAAGAGAAAGAAAAAAATGCAGGAAGTGGTCAATAGGTACACGGAGAAGTATGCAAAATGACCGCCTATGAACTTCCCACCTCACTCAACATCAGTGGGGTGGATTTTTCTATAAGAACGGATTTTCGAGCAATTATTGATATTCTCATTGCCATGAATGACCCGGAATTAGACGAGCAGGCAAAAGCAGTTGTTATGTTACAGATTCTATTTGAGGACTGGCAAAGTATACCCCCAGAACATCTTACAGAAGCTTGTCAGAAAGCCTGCGAGTTTATCGACTGCGGTCAAATTGATGATAGTCCGAATAAGCCAAAACCCCGCTTGATGGACTGGGAGCAGGATGGAGATATGATCGTTCCGGCGGTAAACAAGGTTGCTGGCAAAGAAATCAGAGCAGTGCCTTATATGCACTGGTGGACGTTTTTCGGATACTTTATGGAGTCTGGCGAGTGCCTGTTCAACACGGTTGTCGGAATCCGGTCAAAAAAAGCAAAGGGTGAAAAGCTCGATAAATGGGAAAAGAAATTCTATCAGGAAAACAAGAATATTATTGATATAAAAGCACGTCTCAGCGACGAAGAGCAAGCTTATAAAGATAAGTTGAATGAGATGTTGAACCTCAAATAGTTAGGAGGTGGACACATGGCTGCTGATGGCTCAGTCATTATTGATACCAGAATGGATACAACCGGTGTCCAGAACGGCGTGTCAGCAATCAAACAGTCATTTAATGGACTTGGCAGCGTAGTAAAAAAAATAGGCATACTGATTGGCGGAGCATTCGCAATTGGGAAATTGACCCAGTTTGGAAAAGAGTGTGTAGAACTTGGTTCTAATCTGGCAGAAGTGCAAAACGTGGTCGATGTTACATTTACAACCATGTCGGATAAGGTTAATGAATTCGCAAAGAACGCTATGACCTCAGCCGGGCTGTCAGAGACGATGGCAAAACAGTATGTTGGTACGTTCGGAGCAATGTCTAAGTCGTTCGGATTCTCAGAAGCACAGGCTTATGATATGTCAACGGCTCTAACACAGCTAACTGGTGATGTGGCATCATTCTATAACATCAGCCAAGACTTGGCTTATATTAAGCTGAAATCAGTGTTTACGGGAGAAACGGAAACACTCAAGGACCTCGGCGTGGTAATGACCCAGTCAGCACTTGACCAGTATGCGCTGGCTAATGGTTATGGGAAAACCACATCTGAAATGACAGAGCAGGAGAAAGTGGCTCTCCGCCTGGCTTTTGTACAGAAACAGTTGTCTGCCGCATCTGGTGATTTCATCCGAACATCTGACAGTTGGGCGAACCAGGTGCGAGTGATTCAGTTACAGCTGCAATCTCTCAAGGCAACAGTCGGACAGGGATTAATCAACCTCTTTACTCCTGTTCTGAAAGTTATCAATATCTTACTCGGTAAGTTAGCAACTCTGGCAAATGCCTTCAAGTCATTTACGGAATTGATTACCGGAAAGAAGTCTTCTGGACAAACAGGCGCGAGTGGCGCAGGCCTTGCCGGAACGGATGCAATAGCCGACACAGCCGATCAATACGGAGAAGCTGCCGATAATGCTGAAAAGCTGGCAGATGCAACAAATGATACAGCGGACGCAACTAAGAAAGCCACTAAGGCAGCAAAGGGATATCTTAGTCCCCTCGACGAAATAAATAATTACTCAACGGATAAAAGCGCAGATTCATCGTCAAAAGTACCGGGTGCAACCGGCGGACTTGCGGATCAGATGAAAGATGCTGTACAAAATGTTGATTACGGAAAGTTGGCAGAGGGTGAGACAGTTCTTGATAAAATGTCAAAACCGCTAAAAAAGATAATCGACAGATTTAAACAGCTGGCCAAGTTAATCGCAAAAGGATTCTGGGATGGATTGGGAGATTACGAGCCAATTTTTGACGGAATAAAGAAAGATCTCGATTCCATATGGAAATCTTTAAAGGATATCTTCACTGATTCAGAAGTTACTAAAGCAGCAAATAATTTTTTCGATTCATTTGCATATGCAATTGGACAAGTTGCTGGCTCATTTGCCAGAATCGGATTGACAATTGCGCAAAACATTATAGGCGGAATCGAGAAGTTTCTAAAGCAGAACGCGCAAAGAATAAAGAACTATCTGATAGATATGTTCAACATCGGTGCTGAAATTTCACAAATCGCAGGAAATCTTGCAGTTGCTTTCGCAGATGTTTTCTCGGTTTTCGGCGGAGAAACCGCACAGCAGATCACAGCAGATTTAATAGGAATCTTTGCTGAAATCGGAATGGTTCTTACAGAAACGGCTGCAAAACTTGGCAGAGATATCCTTAACATGATTGCACAGCCTTTTATCGACAACAAGGACATTTTAAAGTCAGCAATCGAGGGCAGCCTAGGAGTAATAGAAACTGTAACAAGCGGGGTCTTAACAGTTGTTCAAAACCTTAGTGATGCAATATCGAGGTTATACGATGAACATGTAAAACCGTTCTTTGATTCTATAGCAGACGGACTATCAAGTATACTTGAAACTCTAATAACTGGATATAACACATACATTCTTCCAGTGCTACAAGGACTGGCGGAACAAATCAAAGGGCTGTTAGAGGGACCATTAGGGGACGCGATTTTAAAGATAGAAACATTCCTCGGAAAACTCATTGATTCTCTGAAGCTTCTGTGGGAGTCGGTGTTAGTGCCTTTAATTAACTGGATAATCTCGAATTTACTTCCAGTTGTGGCAGAAATAATTGACGTTGTAGGCACTGTGGCAATCAAAGTCATAAAATCATTAATTAAAATTATTGGTGATGTAGCAGACACTCTGAGCGGAATCATTGATTTCCTTGTAGGCGTTTTTACGGGAAACTGGGAACTGGCTTGGCAGGGAATAAAAGAGATTGCGGATGGAATATGGAACCTTATTAAGGATATTATAACTGGCACATGGGACGTAATTAAAACCGTGACGAAAGGCGCACTTAAAATAATAAAAACCGTCATTAGTACTGCCTGGAACGCAATCAAGACAGCGACTTCAACAGTCTGGAATGCCATTAAAAAAACGCTTTCTAATTTATGGAGTGCTCTTAAAGCCACCGCGAATACAGTATTTAACGCAATCAAAAATAAAGTTACAGGTGTGTGGGATAGTGTAAAAAACAAAACATCCCAAGTATGGGAAAGCGTAACTACATTTGTTTCCGATAAAGTAGAAGCGATAAAAAATGCTATCACTAATAAGTTTAATGCCGCCAGAGATGCAGTCAGATCTGCATTTGAAGGCATTGTGAATTTTATTAAAGCCCCGATTAATCAGGCAATCAGTATTGTTAATAATGCAGTTGGGATGATTAATAATGCAATTGGCGGAATTGAATCTGCATTTTCCTTTGGACCCTGGACTGTTCCAACGCCGTTTGGCTCAAAGACTATCGGATTTCACGCAACGTTTCCACGTGTCAGTACTATACCATATCTAGCCAGCGGTGCAGTTATTCCACCGCGGAGTGAATTTCTTGCAGTATTAGGAGATCAAAAGAAAGGAAATAACCTGGAAACGCCGGAAAGCTTACTGCGACAGATCGTCCGGGAAGAGTCAGGAAAAGGACAGGGAGATGGAAATACCTACAATGTTACAGTTAATGCATCTGGCAGGAAATTGCTAGATATTATTATCAGTGAAGCTGAAATGAGAAGAAATCGAAACGGGAAGAACCCATTTGAGTTAGCATAAGGAGAAGAATATGGCGCAGGAACAATTTAAAATAGACAATGTTGTTATAAGAGCACCGGACAGTTACAAGCCGGTGTTCGCAACCACTTCTACAGAAGACTCTAAAAGAAGTCAGGATTTAATTATGCATAATACGCCAATGGGAACGATTGGTGGGTACGACATGCAATGGGGCGAACTTACGTGGATTGAAATAGCAACCATATTAAATGCTATGCTTAACAAAAGTAAATTCACATTCCACCATAAAGACCCAACTGTTCCGGAAAGATGGATAGACAGAACATTCTATGCGTCAAATTTTAACATGGCTGCGCAAACTCTAAAAGACGGGGAAGAAAAGTGGACGGATTTGTCTATTAATGTGAGGAGGATTGAACCGATTTGATAGATGTATCTACTCAGTTAAAAAAAGAATCTATTACAAATAGAAATTATTACGTGACAGCAAATGTTACATTGTCAAATGGTACAACTCTTAAATTAGGCAAAAAAGACTTTTACTTGTCTGGAAATAGTCTTGTAGATTCAGCAGACTCTGGGGACTTCCCAGTGGGCGTGGCAATCGAAAAAACAGCAAGTTTATCATTAGTAAATGATGATGGACGCTTTGACGGATATAATTTTAATGCCGCAAGGTTTGTTATTTTTCTCAATGTGCAGTTATCAGACAGGATAGAAACTATAAAGAGAGGTACTTATATTGTATCGAAAAAGCCTGCAACGGCAAGCGAAATAAGTCTTTCTCTCTTAGATAAAATGCACAACGCTGATAAGACATATGATTCTAATCTGTCTTTTCCTTGCACAGTCAAGGAACTGCTCTCAGAATGCTGTCAGCAATGTGGAATCACTCTTGGAGATGCAATGTTCCCAAATGCGGACTTTCAGATTCAGAAAGCGCCATCTAATGCGACATATCGTACAGTAATTGGAATGTGCGCCGGGATAGCCGGCGGAAACGCAAGAATCGATGAAAATGACTTACTCAGGATTGTTACGTTTGATAAGACATTTACCAATATGATTATTTACGACGGCGGAGCGGTAAAAAATTGGACAAATGGCGATGATCTGGATGGCGGTACGCTTAATCCGTGGACGACAGGCACTGTGGTTGATGGTGGTACGTTAAACAATAACGATTATCACGCGCTATTTTCAATTCAGAATCTACAATATGACGTAGACGATGTTATTGTAACAGGTGTCAAATATGTAGAAGATGAGACCGAATATATGTCGGGTCAGGACGGATATGTAATTACTATTGATAATCAGTTGCTGTCAGGAAATGCACAGGCAGGAGTCGAGGCTATTGGAAATCAATTAATCGGTTTACGAATGCGTCCTTTCTCATGTGACGGAATCGCCAACGGATACGCCACTTTCGGCGACCCAGTCGAATTTATTGATACAAAGAATCGTGTCTTTAGATCATTTGCAACTAATGTAGAATTTGTGTTCGGTGGCTCAACATCATGGAGCTGTAGTGCAAAGAGTGCTGAAGAAGATGCAAGTGAATTCATTGGTGGGCAACAGGCGGCGGTAGAGCAATCAAAGAAAGACATAGAAAAGAAATTATCTGCCTATGACGTAAAGCTTAAACAAATGAATGAGCTTGCAGCAAACACGCTGGGTTTTTTCTATACAGAAAAAATGCAAGAAGATGGTTCCGTAATTACGTACCGGCATGATAAACCTACACTTGCCGACTCTAAAGTAATCTATAAGACAGGCGTTGACGGCTTCTTCTTATCCATAGACGGTGGTCAGACTTGGAAAGCAGGCTTTGACAATAATGGGGATGCTGTTCTGAACATTCTTTACGCTATTGGCATTCAATCAGAATGGATTAACACAAGAGGTTTCACAGCGAAAGATAATAACGGGAATGTTACATTAAGAATAGACGCTGATACAGGTACCATCACGCTAGAAGTTGAAAACTTTACGCTAAAAAGCAGGACTATTGAACAGATCGCTAAGGACGTTGCGGACGAGGCAGTTCAAAACAATGTAACTGTCCCAAACTATTATGGCACCTATGTACCAACATTGCAAAACTATCCGGCATCTGAGTGGAAAAGTGAAGAATACGGAAGGCATGACGGCTCGATTTTTATGAATTTCTCTACAAGTCAAGTATATATGTTTTCTGGGACTGATGGTACTTGGCAGGAATTAGATACTGAAAAAATTGTCAATTTTGAAAGAGTTTTTAACGCTCTGACAGACAATGGCAAGCAAGAGGGAATTTATATGCAGAACGGACATCTGTATGTAAATGCTTCTTATATTAAATCAGGTCAGATTTCGGCTGATTTGATTAACCTGAAAAATATTAATGTCACAAACAGTTCTGGGATGTCAACGTTTGCGATTGACAACTATGGAAATGTTACCATTAGGCCTAATACATTCGTTTTAACAAATGGCGATACGATATACAGCGTTGCCGAAGATAAGGCCTCAACAGCGCTATCAAGTGCGAACCGCTATACAGACAATGTGCTTGGTAATCTTGACATAGGGAAGATGTCTAAGCAAGAAATAATTGACGTGTTAAGTGACAACAGTAGCAATAAAGGTCTGTACTTGTCAAACGGCAATGTGTACATGAATGCTGATTATATAAATACTGGTGAACTAGCAGGATGGGAAGTTGGATATAAAAAACTTTCGGCAAAAAATGGCACGTATGGAGAAGTAACGCTGGACGCTTCGACCGGAGAGATTTATTCGGAAACGAATACAGGGGTGTATGTACCAGGATATGGTACACTGTATGGAACACGAATTAGAGGAATTAACCTCTATACAGGAACTGTACATGCAAGTTCAGTCACAGTTGGCACTAGCGTTTCAGCAAACAGTGCTTCTATAACAAGCAGTGTTTCAGCAGGTAGTGTTTCGGCATCAGGAAAAGTTAAAGCAGGTACGCATATAGAAGCCACTGGACATTTCTATAGCATCGGAACGGGAACAGACCTTGCGGATGCTTCTATCAGAGGGAAGCTGAAAGTAAGTGGAACAAAATCGAGATCGGTATCAACAGCTGACTACGATGAGCAACTCTTTTACTGCTATGAAATGCCGACTCCATTTTTTGGAGATATCGGCGAATCTGTAATATCGCATGACGGTACCTGTATGATTGACATAGATGATATCTTTCAGGAATCTGCTAATGTCGCTGCCAAATATTATGTATTTTTACAAAAAGAGGGGGAAGGGGATTGCTGGGTATCTAAAAGAGAGCAAAATTATTTTATTGTAAAAGGAACTCCGGGACTTAAATTTTCATTTGAAATTAAAGCGAGACAAATCAAATATGAGCATATGCGATTTGCCGACCCAGGAGATACGGCTTATACAGACGCAAGAGATATAGAAATCCTTGAACCAGATTACGAATCAGAAGGAGCGGAGATCCCTGAACCAGATTACGAATCAGATCTTATTAACGATAGAGCAAATATAATCAACCAGATGGAGGTAGTATTATGAAGAAGATTTTAACAAGTTTCATGAATCTTAGCACCGGAGAAGGAAGCCGCATTGCCTATACTTATTCAGAAGTAGATGAGAATACAGGAAGTATTATCAGTCAGAACAATAAAGGTAATTTCCTTGTAATGAATGATGATGTACAGAAAAATCTTGATTCCATAAAGAATTATATAAAAAATAATTTCCTTTTATAAGGAGGCGAGTTTGATATGGCTGATACATATACTATACAATTCCGACGCGGCATGTATGCTGATTTTGACACGTCAAAAATTCGCCCCGGAGAGCCTGTTGCAATTCTTGGCAATGACCCATCCGTTCCATCTGGCAAAGCCTTATACATTGCATTTGCGGCTAATGATGTAAGGCGGTTGTGTTCCATCGAGGATATTTTAGAGATGGTTAATGCCGGAGAATTTGTTGGTCCACAAGGACCCAAAGGTGAAAAAGGAGATAAGGGCGCAGACGGTACCGTAGCATTTGAATCGCTGACACCTGAACAGAAAGAATCGCTAAGAGGAATATCTATTAAGTCAGCTTCTGTTGACACGGACGGAAATCTGACAATAACGTTTTCGGATGGAGACAGTGAAGACGTTGGAAATATTATGGGTCCGCAGGGAATTCAGGGACCCAAAGGCGATAAGGGTGATGTTGGACCACAGGGACTCAAAGGCGATAAGGGTGATGTTGGGCCAAAAGGTGACAATATGAGTGATAAACAGGCCGCGCAGATTGAACAGAACAAGACGGATATTGCTTCGCTGAAAAAGGAAACTGGTTCACTAAAGGAAGATTTATCCACCAAAATCACCAAATTCTACGCCAGTTCACAGGGTGAAACTCATCTTGCCGATTCTGACAATGGGAAAATTCAAGATATGATGGTGTATGGACGGAGCGAGCAGAAACAGTATAGTGGGAAGAATTTGCTGAATGCCACATTGCAGACTACTACACAGAATGGTATTACTTGTACCGCAAATGGAGATGGGACTTATACTTTGAATGGGACAGCTACTGCTAGTTTCGTTTTTATTATAATCAAAAACGATGATTTGAAAAAAGCATTTGGGACAAATGAAGAACTTAGATTAACTGGAGCTCCCAAAGGAGCATCGAAAACGGGTTATTATTTACAGATATGGAAAAATGAACCAGAAGTTATATATCGTGATACAGGTGGAGGTGTGACAGCTAAAAAACCAAATGCAAGTTGTAATGTAGCCATTGTAATTGTAAACGGTACAGTTTTTAATAATGTTCTCTTCAAACCAATGCTCACCACCGATCTCACCGCCACCTATGACGATTTCGAACCCTACACTGGCGGCATTCCAAGCCCAAACCCTGACTATCCACAGGAGATTAAAAGCGTTGTGAATCCAACTGTGAAGGTGTGTGGAAAGAATTTACTGGAAGATGGCTCATTAAAATCTGATAATAACGGCAAAATAGAGTATATTTCTGCCGGAAAAATCAAGGTCACATCCAGTATAAGCGCATGGTATGCCGCTATAACCAATACGCTGAAGCTTACCCCAAATACAAATTATGTACTATCGGCAAAATGTGATTCTTCAAACGGGAACATTACATGCAACTCCGTTTCCATCACTGGGGCTTATATAAAATGCGCATTTTTGACAGATTCGGATGGGCTTGCCACTATATCTATACGATGCAGATACGAATCAGCCGAAAGTCGATTTGTTTATTCTGATCTACAGCTAGAGAAAGGTTCCACTGCCACTGCATACGAGCCTTACACCGAACAGACCGTCGCCCTCCCATACACATTAAACGCTATCCCTGTTTCAAGTGGTGGTAACGTCACAATTGACGGTCAGCAGTATATTGCAGATTATGTGGATGTGGAACGTGGGAAATTGGTTAGGATGGTTGATTCTTCTGAGTTAGATAATACACAATCTATTATAGGAAAAATCGAATGGTTGTTAGCAGAGCCACAAGAAATTGACTTAACGCAGGAAGAAGTGCAGGCACTTAAAGCACTTGCAACGTATTACCCAACTACAAATATCAGCGTCAATAGCAAACAGCTTGACGGATATGCAGTATTCAACTATCCAATAAGTATGGCTAATGGGTGGAATTATGTCAAAAAACAACTTAACGATAACCGTGACTACATCTACGACATGGACATGCAGAGCGCAGAAGCCTACGTCAACAGTGAATATGCAGTAGCACTTACAGAATTGGAGGTATGATTATGTTATATAGAACATTACTAAAACTTAAAGAGAAAAACGGTCTGACAGATGATTTGAAAAATAAGATTGATATTTTCTTCGCAACGGGCAGGATTACTGAGGAACAGTATAATGAGCTGATGGATGTTAATAAGGAAGAAGAACCGAAAGTGGAAACTAATTAACTAAAGAGGGCTTTAGTTAATCTTTGTCGAACAAAAAATGTCTAAAATAGAATAAAAAAAAATACCCTTTTACGGGGCACTGTTTAACCTTATCCGGCAGGCAATCACCTGTCGGATTTTTAAATTGGTACAGAGATGCCTTAACGCTAAATGCTATAATCAGAATTAGGTAAGAATCTTTGCGAGAGGAGTGGGCAACATGACAACTGAACAAAAGAACGTCCTGAGAAAGATTATTTATGCGGTCGAAACCGGCGGGCAGGTCTATGGACAGCAGGATTATTCGGACTTCACGGAAGCCTACACCAATTCTTCTGAAGAACACGCAATCACAATCGGGGCGGGACAGTGGTACGCAACCGAAGCACAAACGCTTTTGAAACGGATTCATGACGCAGATACGGCACAATGGGACAGACTGGACAGTATCGGATTATGGGAGCAGGTGCAGGAGGCAGACTGGTCTTGTTTTAACATTTCCAGAAACAGCCAGTTTGCAAATTTAATCGTACGGCTCATATCGTCCAAAACCGGTGTTAAATGCCAAGATAGCCTTATGGATGAACAATTAGCCACTTATGCAGAAGAAGCCCTTAAAATGGGCGTTACGGACGCTAGAGGGCAAGCTATGTGTGTGAACTTCAGACACCAAGGTGGACTAGGGGCAGTAACGAGGATTCTGGCAAAGACTCAGAAACCATATGTACTCGACAATCTCTATGCAGCCTGCCAGACCGATACAGGGAATCAAGTGGGAGTATATAAGGACAGGCAGAGATTTATTTATAACGCATTAAAAACATATTTTCCAGAAAGTGAGGATAAGAGCATGAACGCAATTGACAAATTAATCCAGATCGCAAAGAATGAAATTGGATATCTCGAAAAAGCAAGCAATAGCCAGCTTGATAGCAAGACGGCAAACGCCGGAGAAAATAATTATACAAAATACTGGCGAGATATTAAGCCGGATTATCAGGGACAGCCATGGTGCGCAGCGTTTATTTCATGGTGTATGATGAAAGCATTCGGCTTAGACACAGCAAAGAAACTTTTAAAACATTGGCCATACGTTTACTGCCCGACAATGGCGGATTTATTTACTTTGAACAGCAATCCGAAAGCTGGTGATATTGTAATTTTCAAACATAATGGAGAATTTACACACACCGGAATCGTAATAAAAGTGTCAGGAGATCGGTTCTGGACAGTCGAAGGAAACACTTCTGGTGGCTCTACAATTATCGCAAATGGTGGTGGAGTATGTCAGAAAAGCTACTACAACAGCAACCTCCCGGGAACAAAATTCTGCACTCCAAACTACAGTTTAGTCAAAGATACAACGCCAGTTTCAGGCTCAGATGCAGTCAAAAAGCAGAACACAAGAGCCTACATTGCACAGATTAAAAAAGACACAAAATGTTATACAAAATCAAACAAAAATAGCCCATCTAAACTGTTTCCGAAGCTGAAAAAAGGTGCAGTTGTAGAGGTGATGAAGTACACAGAAACTGACAGTTCCGGGCTGAAATGGTACTTCGTCAGAATCCCGTACCCGAATGATGATGGGTTCGTATTTGAGTTTGTCCCGAAGGGCGTATTTACCAGAATTTCAGAAATTCATAAATAAAAACTCCCGGGGATAGCACCCCGGGAATCATGTTCCTTATAACATATTGTATCATTTCGTTTTGTAAATCCTATTAGTTCGTTGGACACACGTTAGTCACAAACAAAAAAATCATTTCCTAATTAAATATCCTCTAAAGTACTGTATTTAAAGGACTTTCTGACATTTGCATAGCTCTAATTAATATCCTGATTGAATACAATTAGAATAATGAAAATAAAATGAGTGAATTCCTTGTAAAATCGCTGAAAATGTTGATTTTACAAGGGTTTCACGCGTTTTTATGTTCTGAATTGTGATGAATAAAATTGATAAAATAAGATTCCGTTAGTCACAGTTAGTCACAAATGGGACTTTTATTTTCTCAATCTCTGTACGGAGTTCTTCCAATGTCCGGTGACCGTAAACGGCATTTGTAACATCTCCACCAAAAGAGTGACCCAGCATTCGCTTCCGGTCGTTCTCCCGGACGCCGTATTTTTCACATAACATGGAAAAAGTATGGCGGCAGTCGTGTGGCGTGTGTTTCGGATCGCCAACAATTCCAAGACGTTCAAGCGTAGGATAGAACAGGGCATTACGGTGGTGCTGCTGAGTATATACACAGAGCTTCCCGCCTTGAGTAAGAACCTTTTGCTTAGCAAATTCGTATACCGCCGAATGAATTGGCACTACGCGGTCCTTTCCTGCCTTAGTCTTGATACCGCCCTGGAAATATCTCTCTTCCAAGTTAGTCGTCAACTTAAGCACTTCGCCGATTCTCCAGCCAGAATAACACATGATTAATATAAGCTGCACTTCCGGGTCAGCAGAATTCTTCCAGAGAATTTTTAACTCATTGTCAGAAAATGGTGTTCCATGTTCAGTGTCGTCATCCGCGTTGACTTTTACATACAAAGCCTTGTTTTCTGTTACAATTTCTGAGTAAACAGCATATTTATACATCTGTTTGAACAGCGTAAGAATTGCCATAAGACTCTGACGTTTTAACGGGCAGTCATCAATTACCTTTTGCAGATCAGGCGCTTTTAAATCCTCAAAGATACGGTTATACAAAGCTGTGCAATTTGAGTAAGCGGTCTGGTAAGCTATCTTTGAACTATAAGAAAGTTTTGAACCCTCCGGAAACTTCCATACGTAAAACTTCTCATATACCTCTGAGAACGTCAATTTCTTGATTTCCGGGTGTTTATCCTCGACACCCTTGATTGTATTGTAGTCAGCAATCAAACGAGTAACAAGGGTATCTACGTCCGTTGTAGGTGATATCTCAAGATCCCGTTCCATCCCGGGTTGATACGTGCCGGCTTTGTATGCGGTCAGTACAGTAAATCCTTTAATCCAGTCGTCTACATAGCAGATTGCAGGCGGTCGGACGGGCTTTCCAGTCTTTTCATCCAGTACTGCCGGAGGATGGACCGCAAATGGATTCCTGCGGTTGCCGCCCAAGTACCGTATTGTTCCGAAACTGTTAGGGAGCTTCGGGTATTTCTTTCTTTTCTTCGCCATTTTTATTCCCTCTTTCTGTAGCTGTATTTAGGTATAAAAATAACAGCCGAACAAATTTTCTGTCTTGCCCGACTGCTCCGAAGATGATACAATATGTTTTGCCAGAATATTACATTTCTTCGGAGATGTATAAACGCCACCTCGGTACGCCAATGCCGGGGTGGTTTTTATATTTAATTAACGGTTACATTGAATATGGCTGAATATTTGTCTGAGTCTGAATATCCATTGTCTGAATATTGGTCAATATAGATTTTGAAATTTCCTTTGTGGTTTACACCAATACATTCCTGCGCGTGACATTTAGCACCTACTGGAATCTCTTCAGGGTAATAAGTTGGCGAATTTGGATAAGTGTATCCGGTGTATCCCTGAGAATCAATATATTTGTATAATCCCAAAGACATATATAGACCGTCAAAATCTGAAGAATAGTACCCAATGTTTTCATAGGTGTAATCTACTAAATATACAGCTGCCGGATTGGTGCTTGAATAAGGGTTCCTTTCGCTCATTTCAGTAACTGAATTGATTGTGAATTTCCATTGTCCTGGAACTGTCCAAGTCTGCCCCATGCTGTATGTTTGAACTGATGGTCTCGGAGCTGGTGTAGGCTGCACATAAGGTTTTATGACATTTACAGTGGTTACAAATTCCATTGTTGATACTTTTCCTGTTATGGTTGAGCAACCGACTGATTTACCATAAATCTTTCCGCCAGATGTTATTGATACAATGGATGGATCGGAAGAAGTCCATTTGACTTTTTGCTTTGTGCCGCTGATCTTGAATTGATATGATTTGCCTAAGTCAATAACAGAAATGAATTGTTTCCACTTCGGAACTTCTGATGTGAGTTTGCATTTATAAACAGTTCTTCCTTTTTTGGCAGTGATTACAGCAGTTCCTTTTTTCTTTGCAGTTACAACGCCTGAGGATGAGACGGAAATACATTTCTTGTTAGAACTTGTCCATTTGTATTCTTTTCCCGGCCCTTTGAATTTAGCCTTTTCTGATTTTAAAATGTATGCAGCTACTGTTTTACCTTTTTTCAAAGTGATCGGGGTTCGGTATGAATAGTATGTAGGTACTATGTTTGGACTTCCTCCGGTATTGGTTCCATCCCCGAACTCACTTGCCATCGCCGGTATGCTGCATAACAGCAAACATAGTATGAGTAAAAGTGAAATTACTTTTGAAAATCGTTTCTTCTTCATAAAATCCCTCCTATTATATGATTTTCGCCACGCTTCGCACTTTTCATGCGGATTATGTATTTTGTACCGCTGATTTTGCAATATTATGTAAAGTACGGTTATTCGTGGTATTTTTATTCTATCATTTTAAGAGCATATTGTAAAGATTTAGAATGAAATAGAGTGATTTAGATGAAAAAGAAATGTTTTTTCTATAAAATAGTGAGAGTTCATGCATATCATTGGCAGTTGCCAAGAGTCGGAATAGGTGGTATAATAGCAAAAGAGAACGAATGTTCGGTTCTATTTCCCACAGCCGGGCATATACTGTAATGTAGGCGGTAGTTGCGACAGGGAGGGCTATTATGGATTATAAGAAAGAAATTATTGAAATGATACAAAAGATAGAAAACAGATGTTGGCTGAGGTCAATATACATTTTCATAAAAACATTAATCGGTTAAAAAGAAAAGCCAAGGGTTTGCGCATTGCCCTTGGCTATTTTCTCATTTCTTTTCGTAAATCGTGTCTAGGAGTTTTTCTAAGTTATCCCATCCAGAATCATCTAGCTTTGCTAGAGCATTGATGAGACGGTATTTAAAATCATCATCACTAGACTTTAGAACATTTCCGAACAACTTAGAAATTTCATCGTTTTTATTCTCTGGCTGAAACATTTCTCCAGTTCCATTTCTTAGCCATTCTTCGTTTACGTTAAATTCTCTGCAAACATCATCAATAGTCCGATCTGATGGAACTTTGCTTCCCATTTCAATTTGCGCTACAAAATTCCTACTTATCTTTAGTTTGTCTGCAAATTCTTGTTGAGTTACGTTTAATTCTTTTCGCAACTCTTTAAACCTGTCTTTCAATTTAATTCCTCCTTTCTGAGAATATAATATCATAAAATGTTTACGAAGTCAACAAAAAGGTATTGACAAATGTTGTCTGAGGGACTATACTGTGTTTACAAGGTAAACAAAGGAGGTGAAAACAGTGAAGCGCAAGAAAAAAGAAATCGACAAAACAATTTCTGACCTGTGGAATCGTATCTGGGATTTGCAAGACCAGACAAACAAAATCAAGAAAGCAGTTCTGACAGGTGAAAAAGGTGATTTAAAGATGCCAGAAAGAAGGATTGTTCCTCCAGATGAGCCTATTCCGTTTGGCGGGGCAGTAGATATGGACTGTATCTTTGAGAAAGAATCATGTGAACAGGTAGACGTTGAATTTACAGTGAAAGAAACTTTGCAGATGTATTCGCATTATGTAGATTCATTGTCTACCGATACACATGTATTGGGAGTTATTGCAATAGTTTCTCTAATAATTGCAATAGTGGCTCTGCTTGTATAGAAATTGAGAAAAGACTGGTAATCAGCGCAATGATTGACAGAATAGTTGTTATCCAAAATCTGGATATATCTTGAAAATATGCTTTCATGGCGACTTCACCCGCTTGTGTGATTTCATATGCGTGGTCTTGCGACCTTGAACGCATAAAGCACTTTTTACTGAAAAGGTATCTGCAAGCATCTGCTTCACGCTGATTACTAGGAGTAAATCCACAATTTCTTAAAGCTTTTTTCAATATTTTATATTGATATCTTGTTATCAAATGAACACCTCCTTTACAGGAGAGTATATCACAAGAAAAGAGGTGCGTATATGTCAGAAAAAGAAAAAAGAATCGTTGAAAAGCTGAAAGAAGCGATTCCTAATATGTCAGAATTTGACAAAGGATATATTCTCGGTAAGACGGAAAGCTTTTCCGAGAATAATCTGGAGAAAAAATCAGATAAGAAAGAAGTAGTTAATTCAAATTAGAAAGGAGAAACATGAACGAATTACAGATTTTTAATTCAGAAGAGTTCGGGGACATCCGAACAGCAGAAATTGACGGGAAACCGTATTTTGTTGGAGCTGACGTTGCGAAAGCTCTTGGCTACAAGGACACGGTTAATGCACTTAAACAGCATTGCCGTGGGGTGGTAAAACACCACCTCACAGATTCTCTCGGCAGGAATCAGGAAGCGAGTTTCATAACAGAGGGAGATTTGTACCGCTTGATTATGAAATCGAAACTTCCATCGGCAGAGAAATTCGAATCATGGGTTATGGATGAAGTTCTTCCAACAATCAGAAAGACAGGCTCATACCAGAAGCCACTGACGACAGTTGAACAGATACAGGTTATTGCGACAGGATTCTTAGATCACGAAGAGCGGCTTAACAGACTTGAAAATACTATGACTATTGACTACGCACAGCAGGAATCTATTAGAGACTTAGTGTCAAGTGTCGTAATTGCTCACCTTGGTGGGAAAGAGTCAAATGCTTACAAGGAAATTGGCAAGAAAGTATTTGCTGAATGCAACAGGGATATAAAGACTTACTTCGCAGTAAACGCCCGTAATAACATCCCTAAGCTGAGATTTGAAGAAGCTATGGAATATGTTAAGAACTGGCATCCATGTACAAATACAGTAATGTGCATCAGGGACTGCAATGCTCAAATGTGTATTGAGTAGAAAGGAGCATAAATGGACGCATTACAATTTAATAAAGCCGTCAGCCAGCACTGCAAAGAATCTGGTGGAGACTGTTGCAAATGTGACCTACGGCTTTACTGTTACCTATCGCCAAGTGAGCGACCAGATGAGTTAGTGAGCCTGGTTATTGATTTTTTGCATAACCACATTGAAAACCATGGTCATTATACCCATCACAGCGCGGCTTCATTTCCGTGTATTGATGATATGGACATGAGCACCGCAGTAGGCGGCGACTGTTACCAGAAACCTCATACTCTTCATAAACAGTCACATGCTTGTGAATCTTGTGGCAGTGATACAGTCGAGTGATTGTTTCAACCATATAATTCTCCTTTCTCCGTACTCGGCATGGAGGTGCCTGTAAGTACATTATAGGTAGGAGAAAAAGAAAAAAACAATAGAAAGGAGCAAATTATGAGTAAAATTTTCATTCCACACGAGCTTAAAACCATCGAAGTTGACACAGAAAAGAAAATCTTCCGCATCAACGGAGAGGATTTCGGACATGAATGTACAGGTTTTATGATTTCCTGTACACCGGATGATTTCCGTATTGATATGGAAGTGGACACGACCGTACACTTTGCAAACTATTCCAACAAGGGAAAATCGAGAGAACAGGGAACATATAAAGCAGAAGTTCCTTTGGTTGAGTCTCACAGAGCACCGTAAGCTTTCAGAAGATAAGAAACATTATATTCTGGGGTATATGGACGGAGTTATTGATTACAGTAATTCTGACCAGAAAGAAAACAAGAAAGGAGCATGAAATGAGCGAAGTGGATACTTACATTAAAGAGAACGCCGAAGTTCATCAGTTCGCCGCAGAGGTTGCGAGAATCATATCAGGTATCCCACAGATGCCGGAGTTCTCAAACGAGCGCCTGACAGTATCAGACGTGAGCAAGATGACAGGCATTCCTACACCATCTGTCAGAGCAGGAATCATCTACGGGTGGCTGCCTATCGGTACGGCGTATCGTGGGAATAAAGTGATTCACGACAGAAAAGGTTCTGGAAGAATAGAATTTGTTATCTCTCCAAGAAAACTCTGGGAAGAAACAGGATATGTCTGGAGAGGAAAAGAAGCATTAAAGTGATAGTGCCCCGGAGGGAGCCGATACCTCCGCCCCGGAGCGTTGCACCAACTAAACCACACTTAGTAGGTACAGGTTAATTATAACTTCGTATCTGCTAATTGTAAATACCAAAAAAGGAGAAATTAGCACGATATGAGCAGAAATAGCACAAATAAATGTGAAAATGTTCCGACATGGGACGAACTTGAGTTCATTCTTGCGACAGAAATTGTCGAAGAAAGTAGAAAAAAAGCAAGAAAATGGTTCACTGCATGGATTGTAACAGTCGCTGCACTGGTGGCGAGTAACCTTGCGTGGATTGCAGGAGAAATGAAATAAAATGAAAGAGTATATGCTAATTGCTGTTTGTATGCTTGCCGGGAAATATGTGGACATACCTATCTGGCTGAACATCTTTTTTGGCATCTCGGCAGCATGGGCGGTACGCCAGATGAAAGCAGACTGGCAGTAGGAAATAAGGAGGATAAGAAGATGTTCAAGAAAGAGATTGATGAAATTTACGAACTTTGTAAAAGAGTTGTGAACGAAGTTCCGACAGCAAACGTCACATTCGATTTTTCAGGCTACGGCTTGGAAGTAAGAGGGGTTAAAAGGAAAGAAGATGTTCGCCTCCCCAAAGACAAATTTAAATGGGATTTATATCAGCATGTATCTTTTAATCCATTTTTCGAGAAAGAAAGCCGTGAAAGCCTCAAAGCAATCAAAACTTTCCTGTTGGAGCTTCTGATAGATGGGAAGTGTCCAAATGAGTAAGCAGATAGCAATTATGAAACTTCTTCCCAGTCTGGAGATAGCAGGATGTATTAATGAACTGCTCAGAGAGCTTCAATCCAGAGGAGATCACATTTTAGATTATGAGAACTGCGACATGTCTCTGGACCATGTGGAATACCACAAAGCCGAAGATATCGACGGAGAGAAGTTCGGAGATGCATCAGATAACCTTTATTGTTTCTTTAAGGCGGTGTAAGTATGGACGAACGCATTCAGGAAGTATTGAGACTAATCGATATACAACTTGCTATAGTGCCGGATAATCCGATTGAAGAGCAGTATAAGGCAAGGACATTGGCAAGCTATGTACAGGCTTTAAATGGGCTTTTAGTGGCTCAGAAAGCAACTAAGGAGGGTAACAATGGAAAAGTTTGAAATCCGTATTCCGGCTAAAAAGAAGAAAACAATCAGTGAAAAGGAGAATCCGGTTGTGAAGATTACTCCAGAAGCATACAACACACTGGTTGAAATCTATAACGAATCAACTATATCTATGAAAGACATTGCAAGTTTACTGATTGTAGAAGCCAGTAAGTGCGTGGTCTATGACAAGGGGGATTGAAATTGAATATCTATGAAAAATTAGGAGTTATTCAGTCAAAGCTGAAAGCTCCCAAAGGACAGTACAATTCCTTCGGGAAATACAAATACAGAAGTTGTGAGGACATTCTTGAAGCAGTAAAGCCGCTTCTGGCAGAAACAAAGACAGTATTATGTATCACTGATCAAATGGAAGTGGTCGGAGACAGAGTCTATGTAAGAGCAGAAACACATTTAAAAGATGCAGAGGATTCTTCTTCTGAAATCGTAACAGTTGCTTATGCAAGGGAAGAAGAGTCAAAAAAAGGCATGGATTCTTCCCAGGTTACAGGCGCAGCGTCATCTTATGCAAGAAAGTACGCACTGAATGGTTTGTTCTGCATTGATGACAACAAAGACAGTGATTCTACTAATACAGGTAGTAGTGGGAAAACAGCATCTAAAAAGCCAGAATCAAAAGAACCTGTTGAGATGATTACTTCAGAAAATGTAATGAGCATCCAGAACATCATTGACAAATATCCGAGTTCTAACTTGTTTGAACAGATTAAAACTCGTTTCAAGGTAGACGATGTAAAAGGACTCACAAAAGAAAAAGGGCAAAAATGCCTCAAAATGTTGATTGAGTACGATAAGCAGCATAGTGGAAAGGAATAAAAAATGAACAAAGTTATTCTTACAGGACGATTTACAAGAGATCCAGAAGTCAGATATACAAATGATGGAACATCAATCGCAAGATTTTCCGTTGCAGTCAATAGAAGATTTGCAAAAGAGGGTTCTGATCAGAAAGCGGACTTCCTTAATTGCGTTGCATTTGGAAAGTCTGCGGAATTTATCGAAAAATATTTCAGAAAAGGTATGAAAGCAGATTTATCTGGAAGAATCCAGACAGGATCCTATACGAATAAAGACGGCGTGAAGGTATATACAACAGATATTGTTGTCGAGGAAATCGAATTCGGCGAAAGCAAAGGTTCTTCACAGGCACAGACAGCATCACCTACACCGAATCCAGAAGCCGACCCGGACGGATTTATGAGTATTCCAGATGGAATTGATGAGGAGATGCCGTTTGCATGATACAAATTGACAGTAGAGAACATCAGAAAGTTATCGATGGTATTAAAAAGGCATTTGACGAGGCAGGAGAAAAATGGTTCGTGTCAAAGCTGTATGTGGGTGATTACATGAATTATGATAACCCACGTTTAGTAGTTGATAGAAAACAGAACCTTGCAGAGTTATGCGGAAATGTATGCCAGCAGCATGAAAGATTCCGATCTGAAATTATCCGGGCAAATGAAGCAGGAATAAAACTTGTCTTCTTATGCGAACACGGGAAAGGAATCGAAAAGCTGGATGACGTTCTCTGGTGGGAGAATCCCAGGGCGAAGAAGCGGGTTAAGAAAAATGGTGTTTGGATCGAACAAGAACAGAAAGTTATGCACGGCGATACGCTGTACAAAATTCTATGCACAATGCAGAGAAAATATGGCGTTGAATTCCTATTTTGTGACAAAAAAAATACTGGAAAACGAATAATGGAGATTCTGTCGGATGGACAAAGAAACAATTAAGCAACAGAACAGTATGAGAGATATTCTTGTCAGATACGGAATGATTCCGAACAGAGCTGGCTTTATCAGTTGCCCATTTCACCCCGATGACCGTACTGCTTCATTGAAAATTTACAAAGACAGCTACTATTGCTTCGGATGTGGCGCGTCAGGAGATATTTTTACTTTCGTTCAGAATATGGATAATTGCGATTTTAAGACAGCTTTTCAGATTCTTGGTGGAACATATCATAAACCTGATTTTTCGTCCAGAATGGCAATATATCACGCTCAGAAGCAAAAAGAAATGAGAGAGAAGGAAGAACAGAAGAAAAAGGTTGAGCTGCAAGAATGCTTGTCGGATATAGATTTCTACAGAGCTATCCTTGGCAGAGTGAAACCATTATCTGACGGATGGTGTGAAGCATGGAACAGGTTGCAACTTGCGCTATATCATCATGGATTCATAACAGGACTGGAAGAAGGTGATTAAAAGTGGAAATGATAAACAAGCTCACGAAGGATTCTATTCTGGACGAAGAAGTGTTTGACGAGATATTCAGCCAGGAAGACGAGATATACAAGGCGCGTCTTACACTGACTCTTCTGGACAGAGCCAAGGAGCTTGGCGTAAAGAAAAAATTTGAAGATTTGCTGAAGGCTTATACGAAAGTACAGAAGCAGATGATTGAAAAAGAAAAAAGTAGCAAGGCTGTTTCGATGCTGGACCAGTGGACTAATTTCTCCGATTGTGAATATGACAGAATGAAGTGCCTTAACTGGGTAGCGGATGATGATGGAATCAGAATATCAAACACAAATCCAGGATCACCGGATATTATAGCTTGTTATCACCCTATTCTTCCGATTGAACGAATGAAGAATCTGGAGACTGGAGAAGAACAGATAAAGCTAATCTATAAGAGGAATAATAAGTGGTCAGAGGTTATTGTTCCAAAAACCATGGTTGCGTCAGCGAGCAAAATTGTTGGTTTATCCGCGCTTGGTATTTCAGTGACTTCCGAGAATGCGAAGTTTCTTGTCCGGTATCTGTCAGATGTTGAGAACGCAAATGACGATTATATCAATATTCAGTATTCCTCCAGCAAAATCGGGTGGATTAGGGACTATTTCTTGCCTTATGACAAGGATATTGTATTCGATGGAGATATGAGGTTCCGACAACTGTATGAAAGCATCAGCGTAGGTGGCAGCAGAACAGAATGGTATGAACACGTGAAGAAGGTTCGCGCTACTGGAAGAATCGAACCAAAAATCATGTTGGCTGCAAGTTTTGCAAGCATTCTAATTAAACTGGTCGGTGCTCTTCCGTTTTTTGTAGACCTCTGGGGGGAAACTGAGGGTGGCAAGACTGTAACGCTTATGTTGGGGGCTTCTGTCTGGGCGAATCCAGGTGAATCTAGGTACATAGGAGACTTTAAGACAACCGATGTGGCCTTGGAAGCTAAGTCTGATATGCTAAACAACTTACCGCTGATTCTGGATGATACCTCTAAAGTGTCGGCTAAAATCAGAGATAATTTTGAAGGTATTGTATACGATTTATGTTCCGGAAAAGGAAAGAGCCGTTCCAACAAGGAGCTGGGTGTTAACCGGGAGAATCGCTGGCAGAATTGTATCCTTACTAACGGTGAACGTCCACTGGCCGGGTATGTCAGCCAGGGCGGAGCGATTAACCGAATTATTGAGGTTGAGTGCTCTGAAAAGATATTTGACGACCCGCAGCTTACCGCAGATACCCTTAAAAAGAACTACGGGTACGCAGGAATCGATTTTGTAAATGTAGTTAAGGAAATGTCCATTGACGATATAAAAGCCATGCAGAAGCATTTTCAGAGCCTTATACAGGATGATGACAAGATGCAGAAGCAAAGCATATCAATGAGCATTATCCTGGCAGCAGATAAAATCGCAACAGATCAGCTGTTCCATGATGGTCAGTACATTGACATTGAGACGGCTAAGAATCTTCTGACAGAGAAAGAAATGGTATCTGAAAACGAACGTGCTTACTGGTTCGTGCTTGATAAGATCGCTATGAACGGAATTAAGTTCGATGATAACCCAGATATAAAAACAGAAAGGTGGGGAATTATTGACAATGACCCGGTAGAGAAAACGTCGACTGCAATAATCTATAGTGCAGCGTTTGATGATTTATGCAAAATTGGAAGATTCTCTCGGAAAGCATTTTTATCATGGGCTGTTAAGAAGGGGCTTGTAGAAACCGACAGCAGAGGTTATCCGACCAAGGCGAAGAAACTGGACGGAATTGTTACAAAATGTGTGTTCTTGAAAATTGTAGATGAAATTCCAAAAGGTTTTGTGAATTGTAATGATGATTTTGAGATTACAGACGATATTGTGTTTGATTGATAAACAATTCGTCCAAAAGGTAACCGGGTAACCTAGGTAACCTTTGATTCTGCATATATATATACGAGTATTTATATGTGCATATTGAGTATAAAAGTTTCCCTATATGAGAAAGTCAGGGTTACTCGGTTACTCGGTTACCTACCTGTAAAATCAATGGTTTACACGAATTAGTACGGTTACATCTCGGTTACTGTGGGTTACTTATATTAAAATAATATAAATATATTATATTTATAAAATAAAATTAAATAGAGCATATACAGTATATTGTATACAATATTCAAAGGAGATGATAAAAATAAAAGTAGAAGCAAAGGATATTCCGTATATTCAAAAATTTATGACTGAATTTTGGAAAGCTATAAAAGATTTCTATTCAGCCGAACTTACAGACGAATATTCCAAACAGGCTACTGATCGTCTGATAGAACTTGGAGAGTATGCGGAAATGTGTCCTGATGATAATGATAAACAGTTTATTAAGAATTGTCTAGTTGCTTTTAATAAATTATTAGATTCTAGGCAGAGGGAAGTGAGAAAGAATGTACAACACTAAGAATAAATACGAGCAGGGACAGGCGCTTAGAAGAGAAATCTACATGTATGTAGTAAGCTACTTTAAACTTGTTGGATACGCACCATCGGTCAGCGAGATTTGCGAGAAGGTAGACGCAAGCAGAGCTACCATCTGGAGACATTTAAACCAGCTTATTGATGATGGGTTGCTTAAAACAGCACACCCGAGTACTGATAGAGCCTATGCTCCGACAGGATACGGGTTCGGAAAGGTGAAGAAATGAACAAAATGCGTGAATATGAACGTGGCAGGGAAGATGGTCTTGACCTTGCTAGGCGAATCACCAGAGAGGGCGGTCTTGAAGCCCTCGAAAAGGAATGCAGATTCAGGGGAGTAACAGGAATACATACTTCCCTGGCAAGAAAGGACCTGGACAAAGCATCTGAAAAGATCAAACAGCTTGTGTCGGAATGCTGTGTGATCATGGCGATAGCTGTTCTGCATGATGAATTTGGATTCGGTCAGAAAAGATGCCAGAAGTTCATGGCAGGCATGGACAAAGCTTCGGACTATATCGATCAGGGCTTGGCTGAATGGATTGATTATGTGCAGGCTATCAAGGAAGAACTGGGAATTGAATTAAGCTTTTCAGGAGAAATAAAAAGACATGCAGAATAACGGACAGGTAGCATTTGGATAGGAGAAAAATGAAGTTTAAGCATAGAAAGGAATAACACTTATCCTCGTGAAACGAGGTTCCGCCTAATCAGAATAGGTTGGGTAAAATTTGATAAATGCTAGACTGGAATGCCTTGGTTCTCATGCGTAGTGCAGAACAGACTAATGGTCAGAGGTAATAACTCCCAAGGCTACAAAGCAGATTGTAAAATTGCCATACGGATATTTGTAGTATGGCGTGTGAAAGAATTAATTGAAAAATCCATAGATAGATTGAAACTGGCAAGTAATATTTCGCTGAAACATTACAACAAGCCACTTGTATGTGAGTATTCCGGAGGAAAGGATTCGGATGTACTTCTGGAACTATTCAGAATATCTAAAATCCCGTTCGAGGTACATAATTCGCATACTACTGTCGATGCACCGCAGACAGTAAGGCATATCAAAAATGTGTTTTCTGAATTGACAGAAAAAGGTATTAAATGCGAGATCGACTATCATGTGCAGGAAAACGGCAACCGTCTTACAATGTGGAATCTTATTCCCAGAAAGCTAATGCCACCTACCAGAATCGTTCGGTATTGCTGCTCAGAACTGAAAGAGGGCGGAAATCCAAACAGAATGATTGCAACAGGCGTCAGATGGAACGAAAGCAGCAAGAGAAGTAGCAGAAGCCCATTTGAAGTATTAGGGCAGACGGCAAGTAAAAGCATTGGCGTTTCTGACGAGAAAATGCTTATCACAGACAATGGCGATACTCGAAGGTTGTTTGAAAATTGCCAAATGAAAGCAAAGACAGTAGTCAATCCGATAATTGATTGGACAGATCAGAATATCTGGCAGTTCATTCATGAAAGAAAAATTCATGTTTGTGAACTATATCAGTGTGGATACGACAGGCTAGGCTGTTTGGGATGTCCACTTGCATCAAAGAGTCAGAGAGAAAAGGAAATGTATGATTTCCCAAAGTACAAGCAAGCCTACATTCGTTCCTTTGACAGAATGCTTCAGGAACGCAAACTACGTGGAAAAGATACGAAGTGGAGTTGCGGCGAAGAAGTTTATCTATGGTGGATGCAAGACAACAACGTAGTTGGTCAGATGGAATTATCTGATTTTATTGAGTATTGAGGAAACATAAATACAGAAATCATGGCGGACCGCACAATAGCGTGTCAGTTGCTTACATGAGGAAAGCGAGGATGGAAATGGAGAAATTAAAACCTTGTCCGTTTTGTGGAGAAGAGGCGCAAATTTTTACCGATGATGAAATGGGATATTTAGGTAATGCTCAGTATCTTGTAAGATGCGGTAACTGTCTTTGCGGTACAGGACATTATAACAATCCCGAATATGCAATAGAAGCATGGAATAAAAGAGCGAACAACGAGGAGGACGCAAAATGTTAATCAGAAGTCAGAATAAGGAAGTTTTAGTTGCATTTGAATTTTTACCCGATATCGAAGTTTCGGGTGGAGTAATAAGCGCAAGAAGAGATATGGGATGGTGTTGCTTACTCGGAGAATATTCCACCAAAGCAAAAGCCATAAAGGTACTGGATATGATTCAGGAAGCATATTGTAAATTTATGTCGGTAAAAAACGATGATGCTTGGAACGGAAAAGAATCCGTGTTTTATATGCCAGTGGATAGCGAGGTGGAAGCATGATTACATTCTTATTAGGATTCACCCTTGGAACCATATTTGGAGTGGTTGGTCTTGCATGTGTGGCGATCATGTACGACAAGCACCACTCAGACAAATAGAAAGGAGAATGGTATGCTGACAAGGAATAAAAAGCTGAAAGACTACGGTATTCCGGCAGAGGACATTGAAAAACTGAACACGATGCTGAAAGACTTCCCGGCAGAGTACGGATACCTGCTTTCCAGTGCCGCCTTGTCAGCTTGCCCGAAAAACACGGTAATAGCGGATATGGTAATCGAGAATATCCTACACCGGAAAAGTTACAGGAAAATCAGCAAAGAAAGATATATCCAGATGAACCCAAAAGACTTTTATGGATACAGACGCAAGACTGTCGCTGTACTGTATGAGAGAATGCGGTTATTGGGAGTATGGGAGGAAAAATAGATGAAAGAATATAGATGCCCAAAGTGCAATAGTAAAAACCTTTTTGTCAAGAAAGTTAGGAATAATACAGGATTGTATTGCGGGGATTGCGGTGCATGGATTAAATGGGTCGGAAAAAATGAGCTGAGAGTATTTGAATATTTAAACAGACAGAAACACGTAGACGATGCTAATAGCAAACAAGACGATATTGCAAGCATCATTTATAGCACTCTCGATCATATGTATTGCGATAATTGCAGATTCAATAGCGAAATTAAAGAAAGTGATAATGGTGAATGGAACTGTGATGAATGCCACAGAAAATATAATGGATGGGGAATTTCCATGCAGGAAAGTAATAAAATTGCAAAAGAAATTTTAAAACAGTTAGGAGAATAGAATATGAGCAGACTGATTGATGCAGACAAAATAATTGACTCTCTTGGAAATTCGGATATGGATTTTGTAATAGGTGCAGTTATTGACGAACAGCCGACAGTTTTTGATGTGGACAAGGTTATTGAGCAATTAGAAGAATTAAAAATGAGATACTTCCTAACAATTGCAAATACAGGCGATGCAGACAAAGATTGTGCTTACAAAAATATTGCAAATACAATTGATAAAGCAATTGAAATCGTGAAAGGCGGTGGAGTTGAATGAGAGAAATTCTTTTCAAAGGAAAGCGGATTGATAATGATGAATGGATTGATGGGTATTATCAGAAAAGACATGACTTTTTAGGAAACGAAGAACATTTAATCTTTTATGCAGACGGTCATACAGTATGGGATCATGCGGAAGTTAGCTCAGGAACCATCTGCCAGTTCACAGGACTTTGTGACAAGAACGGGAAGAGAATCTGGGAGAACAATGTTGTTTGGCTTGTTTGTAATGGTGAAGAACATGTTTATCAGATAGTTTGGGATAACTCTGAATTAGATTTTAAAGCGACCAATGGTGAAGAAAATTACGGATTGAATTTTGAATATTTACTATGTTGCGATGAAATTGAAGTTATTGGAAACATTTTCGACAATCCAGAATTATTACAGGAGGAACACAAATGAGTAGTGCAAGCGTAAGATTCGGAACAAAAGCGTATGTATGCGCAAGGTACTTCCTCAGACCGGGAAAGTGCTTCAAATACATGGACCAGTGTGGCGAGGATGCCACAGAACACGTCTATGAGGTCATAGCGTTATATCCTTATTGTGTATTGTTAAGAGATACCAGAAACGGAGTCAGAACTTGCCCGGGATATAACACTTTGAGCCTGATGCTGAGAGGAAGTGAAGTAAATGCGTAAATCAGTGTTAGTGATGAATGCACCAGAGAATTGCTTAGATTGTAGATTCTGTTATGAATTAGATGAAGGTGTTGAAGCATGTTGTTCAATTTCAGATGACGATAAAGACACAAGTCTCATGAAGAAGATTGATTGTGAATATGGATATTGTCAGGGCAAGCCTGATTGGTGTCCATTGAAGCCACTGCCGGAGAAGAAGGAAGAGGAATATTGGAGAAGTAAACTTAGTCTTGCATGGATTCGAGGTTGGAACACTTGTATTAGCAAAATTACAGGAGGAGGAAATTCTGATGATTGATTTAAGAAATACATGTATCTTGGTTAAGACAGAAGAAGAAAATGAAATGCTTCTCAAAGAAGCTGAGAAACAGGGATTTCATTGGTATTCGAAAGGCAATTGTAAACCATTACCAGGACAACATTTTCCAGATATTTTAAAATTTTGTAATAACAAAGATGTGGTGCACAGCGTACGTATCGGAGTAGAGTGTGATGCTTTCTACGAAGCTTCAGAACTCCTCGGGACAAAAGAAATGACAGCAAGAGAGTTTGCTAATCGTATTGCAGATATAAGCAATTGCAACGGAGATTGTTCAGAATGCGTATTGTACTTCACGAACACTAAGTGTAACCGTAGTTTGTGTAATGTCTGCAACTGGAAAGATGACATTGATGAACTTCTTGAAATTGCGAAAGCAGGAAAAGCGACAGTTCTTACGCCTAAAGAGAAAGCAATTGAAGATATTGAAAAATTTATCGAGAATCCAGACCGCACAGCGTTGAATGATGAATTTGTAGAATCGCTGAAGTTGGCGGTGGAGAAGTTGAAGGAGGTGGAGTAAATGGATAGCAAACCTACACCAGACATAACGCCAAACCTTGCTATATCAGCATACCACGTACTACAGCAATATTGTACTGGACAGCCAGCGGATTGCAAAGGCTGCGGATTCTACGAACACTGTCCAGAATGTTTTCGAGGCATGCCATGCGACTGGAGTTTGAATGAAGAAGGTGAAATAAATGAAACTGAGAAAGGCAACACTGGTTGACTATGGAGTGCCATCGGATGACATACCGACATTGCAAAGCCACTTGCGGAATCTTAGTGAGAGCGATAAATATAACCTGTTGCAGGTATCTATTAAATATGCACCCGGAATTGAATCACAAATCTATGACAGTATTGTGAACGGTATTGGCTATCGAACGATGGAAAAGATCAGAACGGTTCCTGCAACAGAGAATGACTTCTATGGCTACAAACGCAAGGTCATGGCGGAATATTATCATCTGGCAAAATTGATTGGCAGACTTTAAAAAAAAATTAAAAATTTATAAAAGTGGTAGAGAGCTACATACGCCCTAGTATGGTATTATAGTATATATAACTATAACTATGCTAGGGTGTTTTAATTCAGAAAGGATATGATTGGATGTTGATAGGATGGCAAACGAGGAAAATTTAAAACCATTTACAAGCAATCAAAGCCGTGAGGAAGCCGTGAGAAACGGACAAAAAGGCGGTATTGCATCTGGATATTCTAGGCGACAAAAAAAAGCCCTTTCTGATTATGTAAAAATTATAGCCGAAAGTCCTGCATCAAGTACTGCGAAAAAGAAACTTGCAAAAATGGGGATTGCTGACGAAGACGCAAATAACATGGCAGTCGTAGCAACTTCTCTGTATAAAAAAGCGGCAGATGGAAATATACAGGCTATCGAAAAATGGGAGCAGCTAACAGCAGCTTCAAAAGACGATGATGAAAAATATGAACTTCCTGCCAGAGTACTTGGCAAGGCGTTCGTGGATATTAACCGACAGATTAAGCCTAACATTGAATATGTATTTGAGGGCGGTCGTGGTGGCCTAAAATCGTCGTTTGTAGCCTTTAAGATTGTTGAGCTTATCAAGAATAATCCCCAGATGCACGCCTGCATTACAAGACAGGTGGCCGGCACTCTGAAAGATTCTGTATATGCTAACATGAAATGGGCTATCAACGAACTGGGGCTAATGGAAGAATTTGAATGCAAGGTGTCACCACTTGAGATCAAGTATATTAAGACGGGACAGACAATATATTTCCGTGGTCTGGACGATGAAACCAAACTGAAATCTATTAAGCCGGAGTTTGGATATATCGGAATCCTCTGGAAAGAAGAAAAAGACCAAATGAAGGGAGATGCTCAGGAGCGTTCTGTTAATCAGTCAGTGCTTCGTGGTGGCGATGAATCCTATGATTTTTCATCATATAACCCACCAAAATCAAAATCAAACTGGGTAAACAGGATCAAGCTCACGCCTAACCCGA